CTAGTATGTATCAGACTGCTACATACTAAATGTGGATCACCTAAATTTTCCTGTGGATAACTTTATTTTTTTTTCTTGACACAAGATGTAGTAGGTCGGATAGAGGTACCATACCAGATCTTGTGCCCTCCCGGGCCCACCCACCCCCACCCCGGAAACTGTCAGATAGGGATCCTAGTATGTCGTATATAGTTTGATTTGGACGTAAATATGAGTTATAATCGTTTTCACTTTGACTAAAATAAAAAGGTGCAAAATTTTTTAAAAAATTTTTTCAAATGCTAACCCCAGAACAATTAAATAATTTACCTGAAGATACTAAAAAAGAATACCTACGCACAATGGTATTACTTGATGAAAAGAAAAAAGAACAAGAGATCCGCGACGACTTCTTAAGTTTTGTTAAACACATGTGGCCAGGATTTATAGAAGGTGAGCACCATAAAATTATGGCAGAAAAATTTAATCGAGTGGCTAAAGGTGATTTAAAAAGATTAATTATTAATATGGCGCCACGTCATACTAAATCAGAATTTGCATCTAACTTTTTACCAGCATGGATGATTGGTAATCAACCTGATCTAAAAATAATTCAAGCGACTAATAATGCAGAACTTGCAGTACGCTTTGGTCGTAAAGCTAAATCATTAATTGACACAGAAGATTATCAAAAAATATTTGGCACCAGACTGCGCGAAGATTCTAAAGCTGCAGGTAAATGGGAAACTGATCAAGGTGGCGAATACTATGCTGCCGGTGTCGGCGGTTCGATAACCGGTCGTGGTGCTGACTTGTTAATTATTGACGATCCTCACTCGGAACAAGATGCAATGAATATGGCATCCTATGACAGGGTATATGAGTGGTATACTTCGGGTCCTCGGCAAAGACTGCAACCTGGTGGCAGAATAATTGTGGTGATGACACGTTGGAATGTTGCTGACTTAACAGGTAAATTAATGAAAGCGCAAAAAGAACCAAAAGCAGACCAATGGGAAGTGATAGAGTTCCCAGCAATCTTGCCAAGCGGTAATCCGGTTTGGCCGGGCTATTGGAAGTTAGATGAGTTAGAAGCAGTGAAAGCATCAGTAAGTATACTAAAATGGAATGCACAATACCAGCAAAATCCCACAGCAGCAGAAGGTAGTATTATAAAACGTGAGTGGTGGCAAGTTTGGGACAAAGACGATCTACCCGCATTAGAGCATGTCATACAAAGTTATGATACAGCGTTTATGAAAAAAGAAACTGCTGACTACAGTGCCATAACAACTTGGGGTGTATTTCACCCTAGCGATGACAGCGGTCCGGCGTTAATTTTAATAGATATGGTAAAAGACAGATACGAGTTCCCCGAACTACGCCGCATTGCCAAAGAGCAATATGACTACTGGAAGCCAGAAACGGTGATTGTAGAAGCTAAAGCTTCGGGCTTGCCATTAACGTATGAAATGCGTAAACTAGGTATACCTGTTATTAACTTTACACCGAGTAAAGGAAATGATAAACATACTAGGATAAACTCTGTAGCACCATTGTTTGAGGCAGGTCAAATATGGGCACCAGAAACAAAATGGGCAGAGGAAGTAATTGAGGAATGCGCTGCATTTCCATTAGGTGAGCATGATGACCTGGTGGATAGTATGACTCAAGCAGTAATGCGATTTAGACAAGGCGGCTTTGTCGAGCATCCAGATGATTATGAGGATGAGGCGTTGCCACAACAACAGAGGACATATTACTAATGGCTGAAATAGAAAAAGGTGTTGACTCCCTCCCAAAGGATTTACAAGTTTTAGATGAAGAAGTAGATGTGGTGATGCCACAAGAATTTCAAGAAGGCGGTGACGTTAACGTTGAGATGACAGAAGACGGTGGTGCCGAAATAGATTTTGATCCAAACTCAAACGGTGCAGAAGGTGGCGAACAACACGAAGCCAACTTAGCAGAATTCATGGACGACGGCGCGCTGATCGCGGTTGCCTCTGAACTACAAGAGTCTTACGATGAAATGAAATCGTCACGTTCTGATTGGGAAGACGGTTATCTAAAAGGTTTAGACCTGTTAGGTTTTAAATATGAAAATAGATCAGAACCATTTCAAGGCGCATCCGGCGCTACCCACCCAGTATTAGCAGAAGCCGTTACACAGTTTCAAGCACTAGCTTACAAAGAATTATTACCTGCAGGCGGACCGGTCAGAACTCAGATTATGGGTAAAATTGATCAAATGAAAGAGCAACAATCACTACGGGTTAAAGAGTTTATGAACTATCAAATCATGACTGAGATGAAAGAGTATGAACCTGAGTTTGACCAAATGTTGTTTAATTTACCACTGGCTGGTTCTACTTTTAAAAAAGTTTATTTTGATTCGGTGCTAGGACGTACCGTTTCTAAATTTGTACCGGCAGAAGAATTAGTAGTGCCTTACACGGCAACTTCATTAGAAGATGCTGATACTATTATTCACGTTATTAAAATGTCTGGTAACGATTTACGTAAACAACAAATTACTGGTTTCTATCGTGACATAGACTTAGTTGAACCAAGTGATACACCCACTGATATTCAAGAAGGTAAAGATAAACTTGGTGGCGTTAGTGCTGGTGCGTATAATGAAATGCACACACTATTAGAGTGTCATGTTGAATTAGACTTAGAGGGCTTTGAGGATAAAGATAATCAGTCAGGCGAAGAGACTGGTGTTAAGTTACCTTACATTGTAACTATTGATGATGATTCTAGTGAGGTGTTAGCTGTTAGAAGAAACTATGGTGCGCAAGATCAATTAAAACGACGCAAAGATTATTTTGTACATTTTAAATTTTTACCTGGACTTGGCTTTTATGGCTTTGGTCTAATTCACATGATTGGTGGTTTATCAAGAACAGCAACTGCAGCACTAAGACAATTACTAGATGCGGGTACGCTATCTAATTTACCATCTGGTTTTAAACAACGTGGGATTAGAGTTCGTGATGAAGCGCAACCTTTACAACCAGGTGAGTTTAGAGATGTAGATGCTCCTGGTGGTAATCTACGGGACGCCTTCATGCCGTTACCGTTTAAAGAACCGAGCGCCACGCTCCTTCAACTAATGGGCGTAGTAGTACAGGCCGGGCAGCGTTTTGCGAGTATCGCGGATATGCAGGTCGGTGATGGCAATCAGTCGGCAGCAGTCGGCACGACTGTAGCGCTCTTGGAACGCGGATCGCGGGTCATGTCAGCAATACACAAACGGTTATACCAAAGTTTAAAATGTGAATTTATGTTAATGGCAACAGCGTTTGCAACTTACTTACCAAAACAATATCCATACGATGTAGTTGGTGGACAACGTGAAATATTTGCAGCAGACTTTGACCAAAGAATTGACATCATACCGGTTGCTGATCCAAATATTTTTTCACAAACGCAACGTATACAGTTAGCACAGACAGAATTACAAATGGCGATGTCAAATCCTGATATACATAACATTTATCATGCGTATCGACACATGTATGAGGCACTGGGGGTTAAAGATATTGATATTTTACTACCAAGACCACCACAACCACAGCCAATGGACCCAGCAAGTGAAAATATTCTTGCTTTGAACAACAAAAAGTTTCAAGCTTTTCCAAAACAAGACCACCAAGCGCATATGCGCGCACATTTACAGTTCATGGGCACTACCATGGCACGTAATAACCCTAAAACTTTGCAAAAATTGCAACAAAATTGCATGGAACATGTAAATTTAATGGCTGCAGAGCAAGTTGAGGTAGAATTTGTGGAAGAAATGCAGCAAATGCAACAAATGAGTCAGATGATGCAACAAATGATACAGCAACAAGGACCAGAAGCACAAAAAAGTCCACAGTTTATGCAAATGCAACGACAAGGCGAGCAAATGAAGGTCGCAATAGAGGCAAGAAAATCACAATTAATTGCTGACTTTATGAAAGACTATGCAGATGCGGAAAAAGAAATATTAAATCAAGTAGAAAACGACCCAGTATTAAAACTTAAAGATCGTGAAATAGATTTAAAAGCTCGTGACCAACAAAACCAAGAAGAACAAGCTGAAAACAAATTAAATTTAGAGCGAGCTAAGATGTTACAACAACGTGATCTAACCGAACAAAAAATAGAAGAAAACGACAAACACCAAAAACTACGAGCAAGTGTATCACTGGCTAAAAGTGGTATAAGTGGCATGCAAGCATCAATTAAAGAACAAGGAAACTAATGGCAATTCGTGGGGGTAAAAAGTTACCTGATAAAAGAGGTTTTGTAGACGGTCCAGGTGGCTATCGTGGTCGAGATGATCGTGATCCTGGTTTTGGTGATGCAGGCTCTTCAGGTAATGGCACTGGCACTGGTGGTAGTGGCACTGGTGATGTTGTTGGTAATGTAGTTAGTGGCACAGTTGAAAATCCAATATCAACTAATGTAACTTTTGGTCAACCTGATCCTAGAGCTGCAGATCCTACTTATAACCCAAATTTAATTGGTCAGTATCTTGGTTATTATAATCCAGAGTATGCTGCGGCACCTGGATCAATTTCTAACACTCCCGGCAATGAATACAGTGCTTTGGATCAAATAGCAGAAATAGACAATATACAAAATAATAACTTTTTTTCTGGCATGGGTGGCGGTATTCAAAGTTTAGCGTCAAACTTTACACCTGGTAGAATAGTTGGTTCTTTAATCGGTAATGCTTTATTTCCCGGCATAGGTGGTTTACTTGGTGGTTATATTGGTGGCACTTATGGTGACGATGATCCAAGTAATAATTTTTTTGGTAACTTAGGAGAAAATTTAAAAACAGATCTTGCTGATACCGTAGAATTTTTTAAACCAAACGTAAAAGCTATTGACCCTTCGCTTGACACTAGTGGGCTTACAACTGCTGATTTAACTGGTAGCGAAATTACCGATACAGTTGATCCTGTCAATGAAATAGGTTTAGGTACACTCTATGGTCCTAAAGTTACAGATATTTCATACCAAGACCCTAATGCTTTACCTGACAACCCAATGTTTGGCCCAGAGGACCTACAAAGAAAGGCAGGTGGCAGTGGCTATGGACTACCCGGAAGTGATTATACCTCTCCTACAGCTCCGCGTGAAACTGTACAAAGACCAACAATAGCAGATGTAACTAATAAACAAACACCTAAAGCAATGCCAATGAGTTATGGTGATTTAAACATTTATCAAAGCGGTTCATTTCCAGGACTTGCCTTAACCAATCCAGATGATGAAGCTAATAGAGTGGCAATGAACCAACTTATAGGAAACATAGTAGCTAAAAATCCTGAGTTAAGAACATACTTTTCTAACCCCGATGCAACATTCAGAAATATTCAACCAGGTATAGTACAAGATATAACTGATCTATCAAATCCTGAAACCAGTTATATGGATTTTGCTGATGCAATAGAGCAAGCGCGAGCTTATGGTGAACCAGGTGTAAGAGCTGGTTTTTATCTGCCAGGATATAACCTAGACGCAGAGGGTATGCCCACTAGGGATACAGATCAATCTATTAGAAACTTGTCAACCATAGGACCACAACAAAAACCAACCTATGATTTTGGTAACACAATTAGTGTGGTAGATGATCCAGACAAAAATAGAATGGCATCAACCGCTTTGGAAGAAGCTATGCATTTTGATTCTTTTAATTCTCCTTTGCAAAATACTTTAGGTCAGTTTGATTATGTTAACAATTATGGTATTGTGCCGGGTGCTGCCTTTACCGGTGACGAAGGCGAAGAACGCATGATTAAAGAAATTTTAGGTGTAGATAGTAATCCAATAAATCTGGTAAACTTAGGTTATGCACCTGCTATGATAGGAGCTAGTTTTCCATCTCAAATTGAACCTTATGACATGGTCTTTCCTGATGATCCGGTTATTGATAATCTTACTGAACAAGATCGTTCACAATTTAGAAATCAATTTCTTTCTGAAACTGGTTTTGCAAAAGGTGGCCTAATACCACCAATGTCCGGTCCGATGTCCGATGGTCTTGGTAATTTATTTAAAATGAAGTAATGAAAAAAGACGCTAAAATCAGCAAGGTAATGCGTGAATATAAATCTGGTAAACTTAAGTCTGGTAAATCTAAGAAAAAAGTGGTAAATAGAAAGCAAGCTATTGCTATCGCACTTAGCGAAGCAGGCGTAAAAAAGAAAAAACGGAGGTCTAAATGATCGAATCTTTAAAAGCAAAATGGACTGCACTAAGCGTTAAGAAAAAAATTATCGCTGGCGTTGCAGTTGCAATAATTATAATCGCAATTATTTCATAATTAATGGGACCATTACTTTCACTTCTACCGACGGTATTAAAAACTGGTGCTAGTGTTTTTGCTAACAGACAGAAAGCAAAAATATTAATGTCAGATGCTGAGCTATTACATGCACAGCGCATGGCCAACGGAGAAGTGGAGTACCAGGCAGCAGTTAGACAATCAAACGACAAGGGATGGAAAGACGAGTTCGTGCTTTTGCTTGTAAGTGCCCCAGTGATTTTATTGATATGGAGTGTGTTTAGTGACGATCCAAATATACAGCAAAAGCTAGATATATTTTTTGATAAGTTCTCAAATCTGCCTTTTTGGTACCAGAGCCTCTTTATCGGCGTCGTCGCTAGTATATACGGACTTAAGGGAGCAGATATATTTAAGAAAAAATAAGAAGGGGGAGACATGAAGGAAGAAGAGAAAACGTGTGATTGTCACACGAAAGAAAAAGAACTATCGGGGGAGTGTTGTAAAAAAGAAAAGCCTAATGCTTTAGACGAGTTTTGGGCTAGTTTAGGAGACTACCACAAATGCAAGAACCCGAAATAGATCCAGTAAACGTTATCTACAAAGTACAAAAACTAATGAACGAGCTAATGGAAAGCAACGCTCAAGTTTTACTTGGTGGTGGTGTTGACAATATGGAGAAATACAATTATATTCTAGGAAAGATTCATGTATTGGATCAAATAAAACAGGAAATCTCTAACCTGCTTAAACCAAAGGAGCCAGAACCAGATGATGACAAAGTCACACGCCTTAGAAGATAAATATAAAGAAGAAGCTGTACAAGCTAAAGAAGAAACTCAAGAAACAAGTTTAGAAAAGTTACCGAACCCGACTGGGTGGCGTATACTTGTTATGCCTTTTAAAGTTAAAGAAGAAACTAAAGGCGGAATTATTATTGCACAAGAAAC